TCAGGACATTACCTACAAGCGTATAATCCTGAATAGGTAATGCTCCCACGGATGCGCTCGTAAATACAGCTATCATCCCAGCCATCGTTTTATCTGCCGGGAGGGCAAACTGATATTTCCACTGTGCGGTCGGTGCTGCTGTCAATCTTGAAAGCTGAGAGAACTTCTTCGTAAAGTTCCAAGGGTACACGCTGAGCATGTAATCTTTCTTGAAATTATAAATAGAGCTACAAGAAGTTGCAATGTCTGTGCCTTCTGTAAAACTCTGAATGGGACTTGCACCCAAGCGTACTAATGCGTTAGCACATATTTGAACTGCTGTGTAGCTCATTTTATTTCTCCTCTACTCCTTAGGTGCATTCATTTTAGCATGCATTGCTGCCAATGTAGCTAGGTGAGCTTCTACATTATCTTTAGTGTGAACAGCTGCTGCAATAGCTATTGTTACCTTATCTCTATTAGTTACATCTAACCCAGGTTCAACTGTTTCTCTGTGATAAGTCTTAGAGATTTCAACACCATCTTCCATTATTCTTGTTATTCTTCTGATCTGGATATAAAAGTCTTCTGTTACCCCGTGATCATATGTTACTATTTTTTCTAACATGTTATTACTCCTTATGTAGTTTTATATTTAAGATTTATACCTAATTGCCATCCTGAATCTACGTTAGTATTATTTATATAAGTTGAAGTTCCGTCAGGCTCAATCTTCTCAATATTTAACAATGACCCCTCTATATGTGCTCGAATATTGCCAATATTCGAATTACCAGTAACCCTAAGTGTTAATATTCCTGAACATCCTGGTAGACTATTTGTAAATGGTAATGATACTCTTACTATTCCATTTGGGCTATTTGGTGAGGATATGTAAAGTGTTGAATATATACTAACTAAATTACCAATTTTAGTATAAAACCAAGGCCAATTTGAATGTGCTGTAAAACTACCACTATTACTACATAAAATAGTTGGTACATAAGTACCCTCTTCATAATCATCTAAAGTGTTTACATTAGAACTTGCATCTTGAGTTGCAGGAAATACAATTTGACCATCTGTTAAAGTTAATGAACCTACTGTAGTTACCGTTCCACCACCTAAACGATTATTACTAATACAAGTCCAAGCTGTAGAAGAAGTTTGAGCAAATCTAAATATTTCACCTATAACCCCTTCCAGATCTTCTGCTCCAGGAAGTATGAGTGTAGCTGAATGAGTGAATGTAGTATCTGTTAAAAGTTCAATACATACTTGTTTACCTTTTAAACCTGTTGTTATGCCTGTTATAGTAGTACCACCACTCATCTTATAATAATCATAGCTAGAGTTTACTGGTATAGTTGCTCCAGTATATGTAGTAGGATTCAAAAAATAGGTATTTTTATGTCTTAAGTTTCTACGCATCTTTATACCTCAATGTTTAAATTTTATATGAAAAATCAACGGCTAACTGCCATACTGTATCGACATGCGAATTGGTTAAGTTGGTTCCATATGATGTATCACGAAAACTTACTAAAATGAATGTGGTTAGTCCTGATCCAGTATTTGTCCTCATACACCCCTGCGTGTATGCTACTGTATTATATAAGGATGCAGAACCTACAATGTCATGTGCACTATTTGTAAATGGTAAAGTAAAAATAAGTACACCATCAGCACTATTATCTGCTGTTATATATATAATTCCATATAGACTTACTAAGTTTCCAATTTTAGTGTAACTCAAAGGATATGATGAATTAACGGTATAACTACCACTATTACTACATGTCACTGTTGGTATATAAGTACCCTCTTCATAATCATCTAAAGTGTTTACATTAGAACTTGCATTTTGAGTTGAAGGGAATATAAGGTGACCATCTGTTAAAGTTAAGGTATCAATGGTAACATCACCGGAAATACTACCTCCTCCACCTAATATACTGTTACCGATACAAGTCCATGCTGTACTTGAGGTCCTCGCAAATCTATAGATGTTGCCATCAGTACCTTCCAGATCTTCTGATCCAGGAAGTATGAGTGTAGCTGAATGAGTAAAGGTAGTATCTGTTAAAAGTTCAATACAAATCTGCTGCCCTAATGTTCCACCTGTTAAACCGGTTATAGTCGTTCCACCACTCAGCTTATAATAATCATAAAGCTCACTTGCAGCTAAGGTGGATCCTGTATGTGTTGTCGTATCAATAATATAAGTATTTTTATATGAGAGATTCTGTTGCATTTTATTAACCTATGAAATGTTATATGAAAAGTTAACTGATATTTTCCATGCCGAATCTACGTCAGTACTACTTATATAGGTAATAATTCCGTATGTGTCAAAAGTTGTTAAATATAAAATGGTACTTGCTGCCCCACAGGTTATCCTCATATTACCAGTATTTGCATGATCAGTGTCAAGTAATGCACACATACCTGTAATTTCATATACATTATTTGTAAAAGGCATGGTTAGCATAATTTGACCATTAGCACTATTATCTGCTGTTATATAAATAGTTCCATATAAAGTAACCATTCTTCCAATTTTATTATAACTCAAAGGATATGATGCATTAACGGTATAACCCCCTCCACTACTACATCCTATAGTAGGAGTATAGGTACCTTCTTCATAATCATCTAAAGTGTTTACATTAGAACTTGCATTTTGAGTTGAAGGAAATTTAACCTGACCATCTGTTAAAGTTAAGGTATCCACGGTAACATCACCAGACATACTTCCACCACCACCTAATATACTGTTACCGATACAAGTCCAAGCTGTACTTGAGGTCCTCGCAAATCTATAGATGTTGCCATCAGTACCTTCAAGATCCTTAGCCCCAGGAAGTATGAGTGTAGCTGAATGTGTAAACGTTGTGTCATCTAAAAGCTCAAGGCAAACCTGTTGCCCTACGGTTCCACCTGTTAAGCCTGTTATAGTCGTGCCACCACTCATCTTATAATAATCATATAGAACATTTACAGATAGTGTCGATCCTGTATGTGTTGTCGTATCAATAATATAAGTATTTTTATATGAGAGATTCTTTTCCATGCTCATTTTATTTATCCTGTATATGTCTATTCTTTGAGGCTAAAGAATAATTTTACTTTATCCCACAATACTGCTTTCTCTGCATCATCAATAACAGAATCCTTCGATGCAACTTTAAGTGCTGTTGCTACCTCTGCCTTCAATGCTTTCACTTCTGTCTTCGTTGTTTTAGCTTCTAATAGGATAGCCGTAGCCTGAGTGTTAGCATTGGTTATGATAGTATCAGCCTCTATAGTTGCTAACTCTTGCCTTGTTTTATCATTTGCTTTTAACAAATTAACGTATGCCATATAAGTATCAATTACGGCAGGGGTCTGCATTGCCACTATCAACCTTTTAGTTGATTCTTCTTCGTTTGTTATATCATCTCCGGGTGAAACTACGTGACGATGATTAGCTCGTGAGAGTTCTTTTCCATCTTCCATAATCTTAGTGATACGTCTTACCTGTACATGACCAGTCTCTAAGATTTCGTGGGTATATGTTATTACTTTTTCTAATGTCATTTTATTATCCTTCTATGTTATACTGTTACTGCTATGTATGAACCGTTAAATATATATGAGGTATTTGCTTGACACTCCTGGGCGGTGCCTCCTGAAACACTTCCGTCTCCAGTACCCTCTCCTAGAAGTATGTAAGCCGTACCGGGTGAAATTTTAGCGAACAATCCCCATATTGCCCCGTTCACCCCATGAAAGTATGTCGAACTACTACTATATGCTGAGTCCTCTGTACCTGATGCTGCTGTATATGGTAATGATATCATTATAGATCCATTAGGTGAAGATACACTGGTAGCTGTGATTCTCCCTTGATAGAATACTGTATCGCCTATTCTGTGATATGACATTAAATTCTTTGTTGAGTATAACGTAATAGTTCCAGAGGTAGAGCATGTTGCGGTTGCTGTCCAAGTACCTGTAGACCCTGAACTTATCGTCTCTATCTTATCACGTACAGCATTTTTAGATGGAGCGATAGTTGTAACTCCATCCCATGAAGTGGCATCATAAGCAGTATCACTTATCATAACTTCAATCTTATCACGTATAGCATTCTTAGAGGGAGCTATGGTAGTTACATCATCCCATGAAGTGGCATCATAAGCAGTATCACTTATTGAAGCTGCCCCCATCGTTTCAATTTTATCACGTACAGCATTCTTAGAGGGAGCTATGGTAGTTACACCATCCCATGAAGTGGCATCATAAGCAGTATCACTTATCATTACTTCAATCTTATCACGTATAGCATTCTTAGAGGGAGCTATGGTAGTTACATCATCCCATGAAGTGGCATCATAAGCAGTATCACTTATTGAAGCTGCCCCCATCGTTTCAATTTTATCACGTACAGCATTCTTAGATGGAGCAATATCTGTAACACCATTCCAGGAAGTAGCATCATAAGCAGTATCACTTACAAGTTCTGCCGGCATTGCTTCAATTTTATCACGTACAGCATTCTTAGATGGAGAAACATCTGTAACAGCATCCCATGAAGTAGCATTATAAGCAGTATCACTTACCATTGCTTCAATTTTATCACGTACAGCATTCTTAGATGGAGAAACATCTGTAACAGCATCCCATGAAGTAGCATTATAAGCAGTATCACTTACAATTTCTGCTGGCATTGCTTCAATCTTATCACGTACAGCATCCTTAGAGGGAGCTATGGTAGTTACACCATTCCAAGTAGATTCATTGTAAGCAGTATCACTTACCATTACTTCAATTTTATCACGTACAGCATTTTTAGAGGGAGCTATGGTAGTTACAGCATCCCAAGTAGTAGCATCATAAGCAGTATCACTTACAATTTCTGCTGGCATTGCTTCAATCTTATCACGTACAGCATCCTTAGATGGAGCAACATCTGTAACACCATTCCAGGAAGTAGCATCATAAGCAGTATCACTTACAATTTCTGCCGGCATTGCTTCAATCTTATCTCTAATTGCATTTTTACTTGGAGCAATATCTGTAACACCATCCCATGAAGTAGCATCATATGCAGTATCACTTATTGAAGCTGCACCCATCGTTTCAATCTTATCACGTACAGCATTCTTAGATGGAGCGATAGTTGTAACTCCATCCCAAGTAGTAGCATTATAAGCAGCATCGCTTATTGAAGCTGCCCCCATAGTTTCAATCTTATCACGTACAGCATCCTTAGAGGGAGCTATGGTAGTTACACCATTCCATGAAGTTGCATCATAAGTAGTATTACTTACAATTTCTGCCGGCATTGCTTCAATTTTATCACGTACAGCATCCTTAGATGGAGCAATATCTGTAACACCATCCCATGAAGTGGCATCATAAGCAGTATCACTTACCATTACTTCAATTTTATCACGTACAGCATTTTTAGAGGGAGCTATGGTAGTTACAGCATTCCAAGTAGATTCATTATAAGCAGTATCACTTACAAGTTCTGCCGGCATTGCTTCAATCTTATCACGTATAGCATTCTTAGAGGGAGAAACATCTGCAACAGCATCCCATGAAGTAGCATTATAAGCAGTATCACTTACCATTGCTTCAATCTTATCACGTATAGCATTCTTAGAGGGAGCAACATCTGCAACAGCATCCCAAGTAGTAGCATTATAAGCAGTATCACTTACAATTTCTGCCGGCATTGCTTCAATCTTATCACGTATAGCATTCTTAGAGGGAGCAATATCTGTAACACCATCCCAAGTAGATTCATTGTAAGCAGTATCACTTACCATTACTTCAATTTTATCACGTACAGCATCCTTAGATGGAGCAATATCTGTAACACCATCCCATGAAGTGGCATCATAAGCAGTATCACTTACAATTTCTGCTGGCATTGCTTCAATCTTATCACGTACAGCATCCTTAGATGGAGCAACATCTGTAACACCATTCCAGGAAGTAGCATCATAAGCAGTATCACTTATCATTACTTCAATCTTATCACGTATAGCATTCTTAGAGGGAGCTATGGTAGTTACATCATCCCATGAAGTGGCATTATAAGCAGTGTCACTAACCGAAGCAGAACCCATAGACTCAATCTTATCACGTACAGCATTTTTAGAGGGAGCTATGGTAGTTACACCATCCCATGAAGTGGCATCATAAGCAGTATCACTTATCATAACTTCAATCTTATCACGTACAGCATCCTTAGATGGAGCAATATCTGTAACACCATCCCAGTTAGATTCATTATAAGCTGCATCACTTACAATTACATCGATTTTATCACGTACAGCATTCTTAGAGGGAGCGATAGTAGTTACACCATCCCATGAAGTTGCATCATAAGCAGTATCACTTATCATAACTTCAATCTTATCACGTACAGCATTTTTAGATGGAGCGATAGTAGTTACACCATCCCATGAAGTGGCATCATAAGCAGTATCACTTATCATAACTTCAATCTTATCACGTACAGCATCCTTAGATGGAGCAATATCTGTAACACCATCCCAAGTAGATTCATCATAAGCAGTATCACTTACAATTTCTGCCGGCATTGCTTCAATCTTATCTCTAATTGCATTTTTACTTGGAGCAATATCTGTAACACCATCCCATGAAGTAGCATCATATGCAGTATCACTTATTGAAGCTGCACCCATCGTCTCAATCTTATCTCTGATTGCATTCTTTGAAGCTCCAACAGCCGTTACACCATTCCAGGAAGTAGCATCATAAGCAATGTTACTAATTTCACCAGCCGATCCTCCATCTGCCCCCTGGATATTTATACAACGCCAATTACCTAATGAATCTTCTACAAATCTGGCTGTATCTCCTTCGGTTGTGGTATAATCAGTATTACCAGGAAGTATTAATGATGTTCCATTATGGGTTAATGTCACAACAGCATTGAACTCCAAGACTACCTGCATTCCAACCCCTAAGGAAGAGAAGGATGTAATTCCTGTAGTTCCCGTGACATGGAAGAAGTCACCGTCACTGGATATAGGTAGTTCTGATGCTGATGCTATGTCGGCTCCTCTTGTGTATGTTGTCTTACTATTTAAATTATTAAAAGCCATCTGTTATTTCCTTAAATAAAAAAAGGAACCCGGTTAAGAGTTCCCCAAGTTTGTTATCCTAACGTTGCAGTTGTAGTAAGAACTGTCCATCCAGTTCCTACGAACATCAATTCAGCGTATTCACCCGTTGCATCAAAAGTGAGAGTCGCTCCACCATTCAAGTTCGCAGGGGTGACAACCATGTTATTGGTGTCTTTAGTTGTTAGAATTATAAAGATTCTCTGTCCTACAGCACCGTCAGCAAGAGTTGCGGCGATGGCGGAAGAAGAATCAGTTGTATATCCCTGATAACCTTTAGTTATAGGGATAGCTACCACACCATGAGTAGCTATATTTTCAGTAGCACCGAAGGCAACACCCGCAGCATGAGTGGTTATACCAGTTGCAGCAAGAGTACCAGCAACAACGGTATTACCAGTAGCACCAGCTACAGTAAATTTATTAGTGTTGATAGTGATATCAGAGGTAGAAGAACCAAGGAGATCCGCACCAGCTCCAAGTGTGATAGAAGCAGCACAATCTACAGCACCTGTTACTGCAAGAGTACCAGAAGCTGTGAAAGAAGTACCAGCGAGGATTCTGCTGGATGTAATAGTAGTCGAACCATTCCAGGTAAGACCAGTGTCGACGCATGCCCCAGGAGATGCATCATTTACTGCTACGATTTGTAAAGTCATTATATTATTCCTTTAAATATTTCCCTTTTTTAGGGTTATTATCTATTAACTAAATACAGGGGATGACAAAGAACTTGTTGAAAGATCTATATTGTATGTCATATTGTATCCATCTGATGTCAAAATAAGATTATCCGATGTCAGACATACACTTGAATTTATGTCTTGAATTACGTGTAATACCGTGTCCGTGGTGCTGTAATGTATAGCACCTTGAAAGTTAACATCAGTTTCAAAGTAGTTACCCGCGCCTATTACCAGGAAAGCATTTGCATGAGTTACATCACCCAGAGATACTTTACATGACCCGGTCTTAGCATAAAGAGCAATATACTTACGGTTATTGTCTGCTATAGCTACTTGCTGAGATGCTTCTTCGGCGGCACCATTAATTACAACGGTTGTTGTTCTAACGTTTACCATATGTTATTCTCCAAAAAAGGCCCCACCCCGTTATGAGGCAGGGCCAGTTGTGCTATGATATTGCTGTTACAGTGGTGATAATGGAAGTGGTGGCAGTAAGCGTGCCCATCCAACCAAGTGCGCACCCATCAGAACCAACCAGAAGGAAGCAGTCGTTAAGTCTTACACCGTGATCAGTTGCGGATGCAAAGTAGTTATCTGCATCAATAGTTGCCAGTGTGCTATCGTCATCAGAATAAATCCAAAGGTTAGACTGTCCCATGGAACCCGCGATGTTGTTAAGTTTAGAACCTGAATAAGCCATGTTATGACTCCTTATATATTAAAGTGTATTATGTTATATTATGTTACTGACTATGCTTCGACGTGGGTGATAGTTACCATTCCATAGGCATCAATTGCGATGGCGCCTGCGGAGAACATGGTATTAACAAGCCAAGAAGTCTTCTGAGCAATGTAGTTGATTTCAGAATGCATATCCATTCCAATGCAATATCCCAAAGATCCTTTATGGAAAGCAAATGCTGAACGGTTTTTAGTAGCAAGCGGAAGTCCACCTTCTGCCATGTAACCAATGGTATGAATCTTGAAACCCAACCAAGTTGTTAGCTCACCAGAAACAAGAGCCTTAACAGCATTCTTGTCAAAGGTATCAGCATCATCATCACCAAGCATATCATAAAGAGCTTCGGAAGACATAACAAAAGAACGATCCATAGAAGGAACGTTGTAATAGTCAAGCTGACGTTTAGCATCACGGAACTTAGCAGTATTCATTGTGGTGGTTGTGCCAATAGAGGAAGCAACGGCCAAGGTTGTTGCACCAGTTTCAAGGGCATCAATTATGATCTGATCTTCTCGCCGAGAAACAGCGGATGCAGAGAGAGAAACCAATTCAGATTTTTCATCAAAGTTAACTTTAGCTTTGTCAAAGATGTCAGTGTACTCAGGAGCATTCCAGTCAACCATTGTGGCTGTAACGCTTGAGTAATCAATGTTCATCGGTACAACATCCGCTTGCATAACTTTCTGAGTTGCTGAACCCTGGGCTGCTTTCTGGAAACGGCATGTTGTTCCCACTACACCAGATTTTACTTTAACCAATTTTCTGAGCTGAGCATTCTCAGCATATTCTTGTTTTACGTCACGGTCATACTCTGCCACCGCGAGGTCACTAATGTATCTACTCATGTTAATTTACTCCAAATTTTAAAAAATTAAATAATTATTACGGTTATAGTTGCTTGTATCAATATGTTATATAAAAGGGTTAGATTGCCATAATGAGGAGTACCGGCCCGAAGGTTGCGGAGCATCACAGGTCTTATCTTTTACCTACCGTCTCCCAGTTCCAAGACCAGAACCGGTGAAGGTTCCATGTCCTGTACCAAAGATAGTTTCTCCAAGTTTCGACATACGCACATTGTATGCGTCCTTAGATTCACCAGCCTCGGCATGGGTTTCAAATGTAGCGGAGTACCAGTCTTCAGCACTCATGTGCGTAGTACCGTTGAGGGCATCTCCTGTAGGGATATTGATCACTCCCGCTTTCTGCCTGAGAACATCCAAGGCTTTAATTCCTGCTGCGGATGATCCTAATTTTAATAGTTCTGCATGTACTTCGTCATTAAGCTGGCCTTGGTTCTTCATACCATCTACCCATGACTTAATTCCTGACACCATATGCAAACCATTTTTTCCTAATTTGGAAAGCTCATCTGTCACATCTACAGGCTGAGGAGCAAACTCACCCATCCCTGCCATGAACTTACCTATAAAAGTCTGAGCTTGTTTTACACCCAAACCCGATTCCTGTGCCATTTTAAGAGCCATGTTGAAAGCTGGATCATCTTTCATATCCGCCATACCTTCCTGAGCCATGAACGCTTCTGTGGCATAATCTTCTATTGTCTCGCCAACTTTATCATTGTTCTTAGTGTTGAATTCTTTTCGGAGATCTGCATAACTTTTAGCAAGAGCTTCCGTATTTGCGCCACCCTTAGCATCCCAGAACTTATCTTCCAACCATTCAGGT